CAAAGCTTTTTTCAATACATCAATATCATCTTCCGACCAACCTATATCAGACAATGCTTGTAATTTTTCCAATGTACTACCATCAGCATTCTTAAAATCTTGTTTGATTGATGATAACTGCGATGATGGATCCGGGTCTACATTAGTACTACCAGGAATAGAATCTGTTGGTTCTTGTTCTTCTTCCTCGCCAGTTCCAACAATAGCTCCTACAGTTCCAATAACAGTTCCTGCTAATCCCTTTTCATATGCGTCTGCTGCTTTATTTTTAGTATCATTTAAAAATGATGAAAATACTGAATATATTGCCGGCATAATAACACCATTTGGATTTTCTTCAGGATCTAAGCCTAATTTCTCAGCTAAATCTTCTATTTCATTTTTAACGATATCTAAATTCTTAGGATTTGATAATCTATATGAGTCTAGCTTTAGCGCTCGTGCAAACATATCTGTATACCCGCCTTTTAATACAGCTCCAGGTCTAAATATATTCGATGCCTGTTGGAATGCATTTTCGACGTATTTCATATAGTATATATTTTTTGCGTCAGCTGATTGTTGCGCAATTGTAGAACTAACTTCTTTCCAACGTCTAGGATCTGTTTTTTGCAAGTTTGCAAACCAAGCTTGTATTTCTTTTGTCGGCCTAGCAGACAACCATGGTGGAATACCCATTGATGCTGCAGCTTGGGTTGACAATCGTTTGTTTGTTTTAAACATAGCTGTTGTTAATGTGGGACTATCTGATATGCGCTTAACCCATCTCACATCCATTGCATCTTTAAGCATTTTCATTTCTCTGCCAGAAATGCCTAATTTTTTAACTAAATTTTTAGCAACACCAAAACCTCCGAATGTCACTAAATTAGCTCCACCTTGGAATAAGTTAGATGTACCTTGACCAACTCTAGATGCTTTCATTGCATCATACGCTGCGCCAATTTTACTTCCAAATGATTTCTTAATAGGAACGGATGTTGTATTTTTAATTAATGATGAAACATCATCCAATTGTTTTAAAACTGCTTTGGCATCTAATCCCATAGCTGATATTACTGCTTCTTTACCTTTTACGTAAGATTTACCTTTTGTTAACAAAGCAGCTATTTCATCACCCTTTGCTGCAATTGCAGCTAATTGCACTTTATCTAATTTACCAGATGCAATTGCTTCTCGATAAAATTTAATTAAATCATCAGGCGAACCATTTGCTGCTTTGCGCCAAATCCTACTAACTGCTAACGCGCCTCCAGCTCCTTGTATAGCACCTTTGAAACTTAGTTTAATACCTGATCCAACGAGTGGTATAATTGCAATTAAAGATAATGTACCATCTAAGTATTTCCCTCGTGCAAAATAAATTATTGCATTGATTGCATCTATTATATCACCATATCCAGGTATAAATCCTAGCCAATCTAATGCAGTTTGAAATACATCAATTGCATCGCGGCCCTCTACGGATTTCTTTTTAACTGTGACTACGTAGTTTGATTTAGATTTATTTACATTGCCAGTTACGCCTAAAGGTTTATTGTTAACTATTACATTGGTACCATCAAATGTCCATGGACTTTCTGTATTAGATTTTTCTATAAATGCAGACCCATCTGATCCGATATATACAGTACCTAATGTAGGATCATTGAATTCATATGTTTCAACGCCATCCACATTAAGTTTATGCAAATTCAATTTTTTTAAACTAGCACTAACTGCTGCCCAATTGGCAACTGCTTCTGTTAATATTTTTTTAACATCAGCTATTTCATTTAGAATGATTCGATCGATAAGTTTTATATTAGCCATACTATATTTTTAATATAAATATCATCATTTCCAAAAGAGTTGTACTAATAATAATGAGAATGCTATCCCTAAAGAAACACCAGTTTTAAGATTGATTGATTCGCCCTTAAAAATTAGTGTCATGATTGTGAATATGAAAATACCTGCTACGAATGAGGTAAATCTTCCGGGCCAGAATAGGCCTCCAAAACCGGAAACTGCGTATCGGGTCGCTTCCATGAATGCCCATGTTATTGGCACCCCTAGCAACATCAACACAGCTTTATACGTTTTAGCCCAATCCCATATGAGTGGACCGTTTGTCTGTATCCAAACTACTATTTGTCCTAATAGGAAGATAGTAAAGGATAATGCTATATGTTTATAATTCATTACTATAATATAATGAATTTTTTTACAATTTCAAAGTTTAGTTACGATCACCTTTGTGATTGTCAAATTTATCTAAAATGCTATTCAATGCTTCTATTTTGATAAAACCTGCCATAGACGCATTTTTCAATGCCGACATCAATTGGAAAACAATAAAAGGGACTAATATAGTTTCACTTAACCAACTAGTCCCTTTAAATCCTTTTTCTACCATCAACAACACAGTCAACAATACAACCCATGTAACTAAAGTACGTAATACCTTGATTGCTTTACATGTTTGAAAGCCTTCACGTTTAATTCCAGCAATAACACCGAAGAACCCATCTACCATAACTACTGCAACCAATGCCAGATATTGATCTGAATTAGTCAATGCTAAGTTAAAGAAATAGGCCCAAATAAATGTTAACATTGTACTAATCGTGTATGTTGCGATGGTTGTTTTCATTACTTAATATCCGCTGATTCAATTAATGTATAAGTAAATGATTTACCATGGATGGCAGCTGCTTTACGACAAATTGCCATAAACGCATCAAAGTCAGCTGACTTCTTAAATACTTGACATCCTTCGCTCCAATTCTCAACATATGTTGAATCTGCGCCTGCTTTGTGAATATTGATTCCAAATACACCCTCAGCAACTTTGCTTTCGTCATAAATCATATCACGATTTGCATCACGATAAACTTTAACTGGTTTTGCTTGTTTAAGAGCTTCATATTTACCTTGGTGCAATCCTAAAGTATGAGAACCTCTATATTGTCCTTCTACCAAACGAGCTACACCTGCAGCATTATGATATTGTTTAACACCTTTTGTTCCAGGATCAGTTGTACAAGGCCACGATGCAAATTTCCATTCGCCACCTTCTTTATACGATACAGTCATCATATCATCAAATACGTTTGTTACTTTATCGCCTGTTGCTGAATTTCTAACTCCTACAATATTAACGTCGAAGTCTTTTGCGCCTTCAAACCAAGCATATCCCTTGGCTTTAACAGCTGTTTCAATTTGTTCTCTTGTATATGCCATTACTTTACATATCCATAATATTTGTTAGTTAATTGTTTTCTATGATCCAAACCATTTGTACCACCATTGATACGTTTTGTCAATGCCAAGATAGATGCATCATTAACACCTTGATCACAAATTGACCAAAGTTTGTTACGATCAAAAAAGAACATTGCTGATTCAAATGCATATGTTGTTGAAACTAGATCCGGTGTTTCCATAATCTCAGGTTTCCCTAGGTAATCTGCAAATGCTTTATAATTTGATTTACCAGTTAATTGTAAAGCACCTCTTCCGCGGTATTTCCAACCATCGCCTGAAGCTTCATTTCCATTACCCATACGATCTGCATAAACTCTGTTAGCAATCTTTTCTGGATTACGAGCATAAGACTCTTCTAAGTTACCCGGAAAGTACTTTCCAAATACACCTTGAAGACCACTCGCTGAATAATTTAAATTTTCAGTGAATAATTTATACTCACCCGTTTCGTGTGCTGTCTGTGCAAAGAAGTGTGCTGCACGTACTGGTGTTAATTTATAAAAAGCCATTGCTGCTTTTAATGTTCCTGGACCGAAAGCTCCGTCAGCCGTAACACCTACTTTTTCTTGTAAACTTTTTAAACTCATTGTTATCCTTATTCTTCTGTAGTATCAGAACCTTTTTTACCCGCAAATTTTTCTAAACCTGCAATTCCTAGACTTCCTAATGTAACAACTACAAATGAATTGTAAATGTATTCATTAAGTTTCAATTCATTTCCGAAATAACCTGTAATTAGATCTATTATCATTGCTAGCGCCATAACTGCGAATGACATAAATCCAATGATTGTTTTTTCATTGAAATCATTTGAATTTTTAAAAATGTCTGTAAACTTTGCCATAAACTCTCTCCTTTTTATTTTTTATATAAATATGGCAAAGGACAATTTAAACAGAAAGTTATTTGCAAACGATCAGATCTGATACGTAAGATTCTTTAGAAATAATTGTAATATCTAAATTATTCAACCTAAATGTACCAGGTTCTCCGGAATCTTGTATGATTGCTGATAAATTTTGTATTAGCTGATAATCATAATCCGTAAATGTTTTTCTATCAATTGTAACAATGATATCATTTTCTCCTTCTGGATCATTATGGCCAATACGAAATATTCGTTTTTCTAAATCATACAATGTATTTTTTTGTTCTTGATCTATATAATGAGATGTTAAAACTTGCATATCATCATCTATATAGATTCCATCACACCATGGCTCTAATAATTCTAACATTTGTGAATTGCAAGTTTTAACTACAAAAGCAATGTTATATTTAGGTAAGACCTTTGGCATCATTAATTCATCGTGAAGAACATTTTGTCCCCATTTTCTCCACCACTCTCTAAATTTAATTGCTCTTAATGCTTTATATTCTTCTGAGTCTTTGGGTTTATACCAAATTGTACCATCTGGTAATGGAATCTCTGCTTCGATTTCAATTCCATCTTTGAATCTACTTCCTCTACACGTCATATGATATACAAATGAATCGCGGCTTTGTATTAATTCATACCCAGCTAAATGCATTCTATTAAAGATATCTGAATCTTCTAATTCCATTGGTGCAAATAAAGGATCATGTCCTCCAATTGCTTCGAAGTCTGATTTATACATCATCCATGGGGCAAAGATCCCGTTTGTGTGCTTATCTGCATTTTCTAGTTCAAGAACCTCCACATCTTTCAAAAATGCATCACGTTCGAACTCTTCGGGCTCAAATCCAAATGCTCTTACATGTTTTTCCGGTCCTGGTGGGTGTAATGGTGGCTCAATACGAGTTGCAGCAACTACAACACCTGGCTTCATATATTTTAATGAATTAGGAATATGATTCTTTGTTGTAATCATATCTGCGTGAAGAATGCTAAAGATTTCCGTTCTGCTTAATTCTACACCTTTATCATATAGTATTGTATGCCCTACTCGTTCTGGGCCGTCGTTTCTATACTTAACAAAATGATCGCCATCTAAAGATTGAATCCAATCCCACGTACCATCTGTTGATGCATCATCTAACAAAACAATATCATGTTCCGTGCCATAACAATCTGTAATTGATGAAACAGCTTGTTGCAAATACTTTAAATTATTCCGAGAAGGAATTATAAAACTAATTCTCATTATTTCCTTAATTTTTCATAAACTTGTTGTATACCAGTTTCGATGCCAATATAATCAATAACTGGAATATTAGTATTTTCAATAACCGGTGTATTAAATGTACCAGTATATGGATTTGCAATATCAGATGATTCTATAATAATTTTAACTTTATGTGAATCTAATTCATTGATCATTGTTGCAATGTCTGATAGCATATATTTTGTTTGATAACAACAATCTAAACTATGAGGTGGGGACTCCCAAACTCGATCTCGTTTCAAATAAAATTTAATAATTGATACTAAATCTTTCATATAGAAAAAATCCATAAATTTATCTTGATGAATGATTATTGGTTGTTTATTAATATAACGTTGTATATTAGATTTAATGAATCTAGATTCTAATTCATTCTCATCAAAAACGCCAAATATTCTTATATTATAAAAATATTCTATATTATCAATTAGTTTTGATATTACATGTTTACTTAATCCATATGGGCTAACTGGCATACCATCTTCGGCACCGGAGCCAAAACTTATAAGTTGATTAAATTTACGTTTATTATTCCACAAATTATAAAACATACTTAAGTTTTCGTGTGTAATATTAGATTTATCTACATGTAATCTATTGCCACCTTTAATTGCTGTATGTATTACTAAATCAAAATATTTATCTTTAAAGTATAAATCGGTTGCACTTCTATCTGTTAAATCAAAATCATTTCGCGTGATGATAGTTATATCATAATCAGTATATAAGTATGAATATAAACTCTTAGCAATATAACCATTTCCGCCGGTGATTAAAATTTTCATTTATTTTCTTTTAATTTTTGTGCAACTTCTAAAATTAAATCTTCCTGGCCGGCTACTAATTTTCTATTACCTAATTCAAATATAAGAGATGAATACTCTATACCGTATAGTTTAGATGCCTTTATAATTGGTTTCTCAAATCCTGAAAATAATTTTGTTAAACCAGTTAAAACATTAATTGGCGTTGTAATTGGAACATTTGGCACAAGATAATCCATAACGCGATCTGCTTCTTTGATTGTCTCTTCAAAGTCAATACCAGTTAAAAATCCACTCTTCTCAAATACTGGAAGTATTAACTCTAAAGGAGCATTACCTGCACCAGCACCAAAACCTCTTATGCATACATCGATCATATCAGCTCCTGACTGAACAGCTACTAATGAATTAGCTACTGCACATCCTAGGTTATTGTGAGCATGAAAGCCTACTTTAATGTTGGTGTGAGCTTTTAGTTTTGAGATACGTTCTTGTACATCGCTAGGAAGATATGTACCAGTCGAATCCATAATGATGATAGCTTGTGCGCCATAACTTTCCATGATTTTTGCTTGTTCTACTAATTCATCTGCAGTAATTAATGCACTCATCATCAATACGCCATATACTTCTTTTCCTGCTTTTGCAAGATATTCAATATGTGATTTAGCTAATGTAGCTTCAGTACAATGAGTAGCTACTCGAAATACATCGACACCATAGTCGGCAGCTGCTATGGCGTCATCGACAGTTGATAATCCCGGAATAGTATGAATGCCTAACTTCGAATTCTTTAAATATTTCTTAGCAGTAATAAGCAT